ATATTATTAGATAATCATATATAGATATATATAAGATATAGAGTACTAGGATATACAATGTTTTATATTGTTTATAATGCTTTTATAAAATAAAGAGATGTATATTTTGTATAATCTAATCAAATTTATAAAAGATTGTTAAATGTAAGGTAATATTTATAGAATTTTAAAAGGTTATAGAACAAATAGGGAACACCCCACCCCAGAAATTCAGGCGAGTCTATTATATATATATAGGTGTGCCATATATGCAACAAAAACCCTATCAAATAATCATAATAAAAAATAAATTAAAAAGTACTTGACATTCTTTAAAAAGGTTTGTATAATTATATATAATAAGTAAAATAGTATTGCTTGTTATTATTATTATTATTGTTATTATTAATAATATATATAAATATATACCATAAGGATAGTAGTTATAGAAATTATAGAAGTTATAGAAGAGTCTGTAGAAGATATAATATATACAGAGATAGATTCTAGTGTTGAAGGATATGTTACAGATGAATCTAAGCTAGACTTTCTTACTTTTGTCAAACAAATGGTACCAATGCTTATCTCAGACTTTAAGATGGGTAGACATATTGAAGTTATATCAGAAAAACTAAGACAATTAGAAGCTGGAGAGATAAAAAGACTAATGGTCTTCCTACCTCCAAGGTCATCTAAGTCTGTTATCTGTTCTAAATTGTTTCCTGCATGGTATATAGGAAGGAATCCAGAACATGAGATACTTACTGTTTCCCATAGTGACCAGTTATCAAGCGATTTTGGGCGTTCTGTCAGGGATATTGTCAATACTGAAGAGTTTCAAGATGTTTTCCAGGGAGTGTCCTTACGCTCAGATGTACGAGCAGCAGGTAAATGGAAAACAAATCAAGGAGGACAGTACTATGCTGCAGGAGTTAGATCCCAGATTGCAGGAAGAGGTGCACACATTGCAATCCTTGATGATGTCATGTCAGAAGAAGACTCTTATTCAGAAGCAGGAAGAAGATATGTTAAAGAATGGTACCCAGCAGGACTAAGAACACGTATTATGCCTAATGGTGCTATTCTTATTATTAATACAAGGTACCATTATGATGATTTATGTGGATGGTTACTAAAACAAGAGGATAATGCAGGAGATTATGCTGTTATTCCTTGGGATGTTATACGTATTCCTGCATGGTTAGATGAAGAAGCAGCAGAATTGTTACAACTACCAGTAGGTTCTAGTTATTTTCCTGAATGGAAGCCAGATGAAGTGTTACGTATAGATGAACACGAAATAAAAGCATCTAATGGTAGTAGATACTGGAATGCTCTCTATATGCAGGACCCTACACCAGATGAAGGGGGTTTAATAAAGAAGAAGTGGTTAAAATGGTGGGATGATCCTGAACCACCTCCTTGTGATTTTATCATACAAACCTATGATACAGCATTCTCTACAAAAACTACAGCAGATTATTCAGTAATACAAACATGGGGTATATTCTCTATGTATGATGAAGATGAAGAAGGATATGAATCCTATCAAGGTAATCTTATTCTACTGGGAAATATTAAAGGAAGATTTGAATATCCAGAACTAAGGCGTATGACACAATTACTCTATCAAGAACATAGACCTGACGTATGTATGGTAGAAAAGAAAGCATCTGGTCAGTCCTTAATTCAGGACATGCGTAGAGCTGGTATACCTGTACTAGAATATCTTCCTGATAGAGATAAAGTTAGTAGAGTGTATGCATCCACACCAATGATGGAGTCTGGTAAAGTATGGCTACCTATAAATAAAAAATGGTCAGAAGATTTGTTAGAGGAAATGTTACGTTTTCCTAATGCTGCTCATGATGATCAAGTAGATGCTATGACCATGGCTATACACTATATGAAAGAGTCTTGGCATCTACAACATCCAGAAGATCCTGACTGGGAAGATGAACCAAGAGAAAAAAAAGTTGCATACTGGAGAGTTTAGTGGTATAATAACATTATGGCAAATGGTTTACGTTCATTAAAATATGGTATAGGTAATCAAACAGTACCTAATAATCCTATTACACTCGAAGATATTAAGAAATTAGGATTATTTGGTTTAGATTTAATATCACCAGCATATGATATACAAGAATATAAAGAAGGAGTAGAACAAACTTTAGGTGGAAATTTTTATGGTATTCCTAGAGCATTAACAGGTTTATTAGGTATAGCTATTCCAGGATCTAAATATATAAAAAAAGGAACAGAAAAAGCTGTAAATAAAATAGTTTCTACTAAAAAACCTAATCCTAAATTTACTGAAAAAGAACTAAAAAATTTAGGGGCTTGGTTAGATGATCCTGCTTCTATGAAATATTTAAAAGAACAGCAGGGTACTAGAACATATCCTAAGCTTCCTGTAGGAAAAGAAATTAAAGTTTATCATGGAACAGATCAACCATATAAAGGTGAAGGTTTTAGAACTGGTACAGGAGTTTTATTTACATCACCAAATTCAAAATTTGTTGATTCATTTACTAGAAGTGATAAAATTGGAGATCTAGGAAAATATAAATCAGGAGCAAGAGTATATCCATTAAGAATAAATAAAAATGCAAATATATTTGATCCAACAGATAAAAAACAATTTAATGAACTTTTAAAAAATAAAAGATTTAAAGCTTGGGTAAAAAGAAATAATAAAATATATAATGATGGTGCTTCAGATATAGGTGATGTACCTTTAACTGAAAAACAATTTTTAAAAACATTACAAGATAATGAATTTTTTGAGACTGGTGCAGCAAGTTTTCTTGAACACGAAGATTTACATCCTATATTAAAAGATTTAGGTTTTGATGGTTTTACAATGAGAGAAGCTGATACTACAAATATAGGAATATTTTTAAATGATAAGGGAACATCTCCTATATTAAAAACTTTAGATCAAAAAAAACAAGGTGGCTCAATAAGAGATTATTATAAAACTTATAACACACAAAGGTTTATATAACTTGCATTGTTAAAAAATTAATGGTATAATATAGTTAATGGAAAAAAAGTATGTTAATACTAAAAAAGAAAAAAAACATACTATAACTATCACTAATAAATACGATCCTAACGTAGACTATTATAGAGAGAGAGAAATTATTTATGGGGAAAATAAAAAAAGCAATAGAAGTAGTAACAGGACAAAATGCAACTGCAAACAAATTAAAAAATTATATATTTAGTTTTAGATTTAAAAGTCCTAATAGATATGAGGATGGCAGAAATATTGGTAAATTAGAGAGTATGTCAACTACTGCAAAAATACAAGCACCTTCATTAAAAGAAGCTAAAAAATTATTAAGACAAAATAAAGATTACAAAAGAGATTATGATCGCTTTGAAAAAAATGAGTTAAACTATGAAGCTAAACCTAGAATATCTTTTAATAGTATAACAGAAAATGGAAAAGTTATTAAAGAGTCTGCACGAAGAAAATCATTTAATCTTTATAAGAAAACTGGAAAATGGAAAAAAGAAGGTGGCAGAATAATGAATGATCCTAATAAAAATTATAATGCACAGAGGGCTATATAATGGCAACAGAAAAAAATCCATTTGAACAAATTCCAGAAGAAATCTCAAACGTAATAGAGATGCCACAACCTGAAGCAGTAGAGCAAGGTCCTGCTTTCTATCCTGAAGATGATGGTGGTGTTACTGTAGACTTTACAGAAACAACTATAGAGATGGAAGCTGAAGAAGATATAAAAGAGTGGTATGGAGATATCACAGATAAATTAGAAGATGCAGAACAAGAAAATGTTGCAGCAGATGTAGTAGATAATTATACATCAGATAAAGATTCTCGTGCTGACTGGGAAGCAATGTTTGAAAAAGGCTTTGATCTACTAGGATTAAAACTACAAGAAACATCAGAACCATTTGAAGGTGCATGTACAGCAGTACATCCTATGTTAATAGAATCTGCTGTTAAGTTTCAAGCAAAAGCAATACAAGAATTATTTCCCCCTGCAGGTCCAGTAAAAGCACAGATCGTAGGAAAGTCTACTCCTGAACGAGAAGATCAATCTAATCGTGTGCAAGAGTTTATGAATTATCAAACAACAGAACAGATGCCTGAGTACTTTGATGAGATGGAAAGAATGTTATTCCATTTACCATTAATAGGATCAGCATTTAAAAAAGTTTATTATGATGCTAATTTAAAAAGACCAGTATCTGAGTTTGTTCCTATAGATCAGTTCTATGTTTCTTACTATGCATCTAATCTACGTAAAGCAGATAGATATACCCATGTAATATATAGAAGTCCTG